CTAATTCCTCGATTAAATCGCGGAGATAGTATTTTCGAATGAAGTTATCGAACTCATAGGGAGATTCCTTCCAAATTTGGGCAAATTCATTTAATGAATCTGCATTAATGTCTGAGACATTAATTGGAATCTCTATTTGGTCAATTGTCAGTGGTTTAACCACTGGTTCAATTATTAAACCAAGTAAAAACCTTTCCCATTCAATGGATAAAAGTTTTCCTAAAAGTTCCTCTTCGGTAGCTACATATTCGTTTAGTCTCTTTAAGAAACCACGAATAGGTATTTGTTGCTCGTTTAAAACGAGCTCCCTATCCTTAAAAGGGACAAGGCGATCAAGTGTTTCAACCGCTGACCAGGGTTCTGACCCGTGGAGCTGAGCTCTACGGACTATACTATGTGGCTTAGCCACAGGTATATCAGAACTACGTACCTTTAAAAGGTACATAGCTAAAGAATTCCACTTAGTGGAAAACTTTCGCCCTGATTCAAAGGATAACACATTGGTTACCTTGAAAGGGAACCTCTTTCCGGATCCGCATAATGCCTTAGGCATATATACGATATCACGGGATTCGTGTAGTCTTAGACTAACGTCCTGACAGAAAGAGGCCAAGGAGAAGAAGTTGTGCGGGCCCTGAGGGCCCACATAACTCCAATCCTTCCCCAGGAGATCGATCTTCCCCTGAGCTTCAACTTCGAATGAGTTGATATCGGGTTTTGCATCTAAGATGCACCTAAGTTTGATATAATCAACATAGGATATACGTCCCCAACACTTAGTGTTGCGGATATATACCCAGGTGTCTAAGACACTCTTAGGTATCCGAACCAACTCCTCACAGTATTTGAAGAAGTCTTTAGATACAAAGGTATCTAGAACACTTATTTTCATATCCAATAATTGGATCATGTTAATAACCTCTAATAACTTAGTTTTTAGAGGGTCTAGACCGACTAAGTCGTCACCTTTGACTCTAATGTACTTAATCATATCTATGAGTACCAACGATATTGAGGTAAGGACACCTTTGGTAACAGGATCTCCCATTAAACAGGCTCTTAGAGTCTGTCCAACACACTTCTTTTTAAAAAAGATGGGTCTTGGACTCGTTAGTAGTGTGATAACTAAGTTACCATACCACTTTGGAGTTTTTAGGATATCATTCCACACGACTAGTATGGATCGCACTAAGTGCCAATTCATATAATCTGTGGCTGTTTCCATATCCGTACTTAATGCAAAAGGCTTAGCCTTTGAATCAAAGATACGGTGGTAATCGATTTCCTTGTATACCTTCCAACCATCACGTTCTCTACTAATTCCTACTTTAAAAGCGGGAAAAGTGGAAAGTGCCTTTAAAAGGCCGTGACCGAACGGATGCAATGCGCAAGCATGTGCAAACGTTCCAGTTGTAACGGTACGCACCTTGGAGGGTTCAACCACATGATTGACTTTTATCTTCTGGACTTCTGAGAAGTTCAAAATACATTCTCTTAGAGAATGATAAAATAACCAATCACCAATTTGTTCCTTAGGAACTAGTTGGTTTGTGAATTGACCCGTATTGAGGTCTACTGAGTAGACATCATTTCCAGGTGTGGATAAGAGAGTTCTAGCAATCATTGCTTTTCCTCCCTTACTACGAGGATTTTCGAAACAAGCTGTTGTGGAGAGACTCACGCGGGCAGCCATTAAATGGCCTCCCTTACGTAATCTCTTAGAGATCACATTGTGAATCCTCTCTTCCAACCAAGCTTGGTCCCATTTTACTTCACAGGGAACTGAGACGGTTTTAAACCACTTCTCATATGATTGTTTAATCATTTTCCCCGTTGGTAATCCAGTTGCCCTTGTTTGAGTGAGCATAGCCACTCTGTACCACCAGTACGCAGACTCAGTCCGCGTATTGATTAAATCAATATAATATTCAGAAAGGAAACTAAGTTCCCTTGGAATAATTATACTGGTATGATCAGCCAACGCTTTAAGCGTTGATTTCCTAAATTGTTTTAAACAACGGAGGAAATTATCATGATCGTTGATACAGTTTGACATAGCTGCAACCATCAGGCGATCAGTTTGACGGTAGGAACGAATGCAACCCGGTTTTGATAACATAATACTGAGTATTATACCATCAACCGTGTTACACCATTCTTTAATTTTCATTCCTAAGGAATGAAAAGTACCTTTCGATAATTTCTTAGAAATTTTCGAACAAAGTGATTTTCTGACAGTTTCCTTCAAACGAGGAAACCAGTGAGTCAAGTTGAGGATAGATATAATATCTTTATAAGTACTCAATTCCGCAAAGTAATTATTACTTAGTTTTAACTGAGTTAAATCTCTATAATAACGCTTTAAGCGTGAAAATAGAGTCGGAATGGGGACTGAGTCCTTACAACTCTTAGAGATGTAAGTATATATAAGATCTATATCTAGATCGATTTGTCCATGATCAAGGTTGTTCTGTATTAGGTCTAAGACCTGAAACAGATCGCCGTTCATGGCGGTCTCGGTGACCCGCGCACTTTCTCTTAGAGATATGCTAAGCGGGAGCGCTGAGACGGTGAGAC